GGGAACTAAAAATATTCTCAGAAGCACTACTAAAACTCTCAGAAGGAAACAAAGCATATTGTCCAAGATAGTTAATATAATCACTATATTTTTTAGAGTGTTCTTTCTTGTATATTCTCTCCCTACGGGCAATTTCAAGACCTACCGATATATTACTATTTCCATTCTCATCAACACCTCTTATACCATCAACCTCACCTTGCAATGCCCAACAATAAGGCTTAAAGAAACCACAAACCTCATCTCTACTATCTCTATCCCATACATTTTCAAAAGGCATAAAATTATAAGCACGAGGGTCATAAAAATTCATTTCAAACACCTGCATATTACCAGAGGTAGCAGTACCCCAAGCACATAATTGACCAGTAGTATAAGCACCAGTTCTCATAGCAGGTTCAGTAACAGTCATAAACTCATCAAAATTATCCATAGTAGACACCTCTTCTACATCAACTTCGATAGCATCTTTACCAATAGCGCAGTCAGGATTATTATTAGCAGATACAGAAATAATAGAAGAACGCCAAGAATTATCAGCTTCAACACCATTACTAAGTTTATAACCTAGTCTAAAATCTTTCTTTACAGAACTAAGAATACCACGTATAAAAGGAGTATTCTCTTCATAGAACTTTAGATTATTAACAGCAAAATCAGTAAGACCACCTGTCATAGTAAGAAACTTAGTATCGTTAGCAACGTGAATAACAACCTTTCTTGAATTAGCATTAACAGTATTAGAAGATTTACTAGCCATCATATAAGAAAATCCACCACGTCTAGTCTTATCGACTAGAAAATGCATACCATTATTTCTAGCAAATTCAATAGCGTGAAAAGTCCAAAACTGACTATCAAAGAATTTAGGAAAATCAAATTTCTTTTTAGCAACAGCTGTTTTGCTACCACTCTTAATAGTAGATTCATCTAGTTGTTCAATAGGAGTATAATTAAGAAAATTATAATGATGTCCTGTAATTCTAACATTAACAATAGTACCATCAGGAAGCTGAAGACAAGGAGCAGAAAAACCGTGCTTACGTCTATATTCTTCTCTCTTCCTAAATTGTCTATGAGGAATAGAATCTTGTTTATAATTAGTGTACTTCTTATGTTTCCTATAATAATCCCCTACTTCAGTAAATAATTCAATATTCACAAATTTAGCACCAGGAATTATATTCATAAGGAAACCACCACTATCACCAATAAGAAATAAATCATCATCATCAACATACCCACAATCTTTAGCGTGCTTATACTTAGACTTATCTTCATTTATATAATCAAGAAAAGGGTAATTATCCATATCAGTTATTTATTTAATAATAATAGAAACAACTAAAGCAGCGACAGCACCAACAGAAACACCTGCTAGATACCATCGCTGCTTATGAAGAACATCTATTTCTTTTCTAAGTTGTTCATTAGTATAACGAAGTTTTGTTTGTTTATAATCAGCTTCATTAGCAATTCTCCTAGTATTATTTATAATAGAATACTGAATAGAAATAATAGAATCTTTCTTCTCAACCTCTTTAAGAAGAAACTTATAAGCTATCATCTTTTCATTAGCTCTTCTAATATAATCAATACTTATCGTATCGTTAATGAGCTTGCCCGTAGAGGGACGAATGATTACATCCCTCTTTTCACTCTGCGACCAAACTCTTAAACAATTCAATGGCAGCAGAATCATTAAGAGTACGACTAACTTTAATAGCTTCATCTTTTTCTTTATTTATAATAATAATATCATACTTATTCTTATCTATACCAGCACTATTACTATTTACAAGACTATCGAATTTTTGACTAACAGTATTATCTTTTTCTACATATTCAGTCTTACTAGGTCTATATACCACAGTTGTTATCCCTATTGCAATAACCAACACTATTATAATTACTATCAGGAATATATCCTTAAACTCTTCCCTTGTCATACTTATAATTGTTTATATTATAAATAAGTTCATCACTCATTCTACCAGTAACACTCATACTGACTAGATGTTGCATAGTTCTAATGGCAGCAACCATCCCTCTATTAACAGCATCATCAAAAATTTGATACTGCATTTTACTATCCTTTACTTCACTAAGTCTAAGAGGATTCCAAAACTTGCTATAATAAATATAATAAACAGCTTTAACAGCAGCTTCATTATCTTTAAGACGTTTAGTTAGTTGAGCGTTAGTACCACCCTTTTTCTTTTCTGCATCAACATATTTCCATAGAACACTATCAGGATTAAACTTACGAGAAATACCCATAAATGTTTCTCCACCATTATCGTGAGGGTCATTTACATATCCTCCCTCAGCAACAACAACTTTATCAAATGCTTCTTGAAATTCCATCTAGTTTATTAGTTTAATGATTAAGAACTCGAATAATCCAACCTTTTAGATATTTACTATTTTTACCTACATTGGAAATTCTAACATATTCTTTAATACGAGCTAGCTTATGATTTTGTCTAAGAATAACCTTATTAAGCTCCGTGTTGCTTGCCCGTAGAGAGTCCACTACATTACCGCAATCAGCTTCAATAACTTTATAGATACGAATAGTATCGTGAATTACAATAGTATCTTTAGGAACACTCCATTCATAAAAATGTTTGGCAGGCATACTATCAACAGTTGTCGTATCAACAACTTTATTATTACTATTTGATTCCTTTGCAGAAATACAATTAGTAACTACAAATCCTAGTATCATAATTCCAAATATGATAGGTAGGACAATCTTTTCTACTTTACTCATAATTATCAAATAAATCTTTAGAGGTAACTTTAGTAGCAGCAATCTCCCTATGTCTATCCTTAAGAACCTCAATAACTTCTTTCTTAAGATACTTCATTTTATATAATGAAGTTTTCTCAACAGGATTCTTTTTAATATGATAAAGACCATCAGGAAATCGCTTAGGCATTCCATATTTATTTAGAACAAAATCTGAATCTATATGACAAAGCCATAGTCCAGCATTAGGAATACCAAGTATTGTTTCAACAGCAAAAGCATAAATAGATAACTGCATATTATAAATACTTCCATTACATTTAGGAAGGTGAGAAAGAGGAGGAAGAAGAAACTCTTTATTAGGAACCCATATATCAGTAGTTTGAGCAGGAGATTCACTCTTATCTTTCTTATAGTATCCGGATTCAAATAGAAGACCACCTCTATTAGTTTTCCAGTCCCCAATAACAAATTGGTCTTCTCTAAGAATAAGAATATCTATTGTTCCACTAACTAAAACACTAGGAAGAAATATACCAATTTCAGAATATATCTTATAGCCGTTTTTGATATAATAATCAAATACAGCATATACATCTGGATATTTATTATTAGTAGCTTCAATAAACGCATCTAAGTCCAAAGGTTTTACATAGTCATTAATATCATTAATATCAGCGACAGTAGTCATTGATTTATCATTACGTATTCTTCTTACAGCATCATAGAACATTGATATATTTCTTATACCATCTTCTATACCATTATGAACTTTAGTACCTCTTTCACAAGCCTCATTTGTAATATCCTGCCATTGCTTTTCTAGCCTAGCAGTAGATATACCTAATTCTTTAGCTTTCTTTTTAAGCCAATACTTTTTATCAAACTTAGGTTGATACTCGTGAAGAAGAGTAGTTGTAGACTTATAAGAATTACCAAAGCTATCGGTATATTTATGCTCAGGTTCATCAAAGAAAAGTCTTAATTCTTTATATACAGGATTTACATTAAACATATGTTGTTAATCGTCTGCGTTCATACTACTAAGTATATTCTTACCACCTCTTGCATATTGAGCTTCTTCTTCATTACGAAGATTTTCATAAGCTGTACCAAGAGCTTTAGTAAGAGCTGGAATTTCTGCAATACGTTTACTTACAGAATCCATTAAAGCTAAAACACCGCTAATATCTTCTTCATCAAAAGTATTCAATTTCTTATTAAGAACATCGTTAATTTTGTTAGCAGCGATGGCAACAAGATGAATAGATTTATGAAGAGCTTCCAAAGCAACACCAGCTTCTGTTATATTTTGCTTATAATACTTATCAATAATCTTTTTAACTAAAGAATCAGGCTTATAATCATTAGGTAGATTAAAGTTTTCAATAGCCATTTTAAGAGCTTCTTCATCAGTAAGACCTTGCTGTTTAGCAGGACTTTTAGGGTCGCCAAGATAATAGATAACACCAGCTTCAGCAATATACATTCGTTTATCTGAATTTCTATCACGCTGATAAAGCAATGCTACATCCTTATCTTGAATCTGTCTAAGACTAGGTGCTTTAGGCATACCAGTTTCATCGACAGTTATCATCTTTTCTATACTTACGTTAATCATCAGCTTTATATAGTTTTTGAAGATGCTCTTCAAGCTCCTCATCAAATTTAACAATAGACATTATAGAAAGAGTAAAAAGTTTAGCATTAGCATAACATCTACCGTGAGTAATATAAAGTCTTTCATAAAGGCTCTTATTTCTACTCTTACATTTATTCAATATATTATTTTTTGAAATACGCTTATGAACCTTTTGATGAACCTCTTCTTTAACATCAGCCATATACTCTTTAAGAAGCTCTTTATTACTAGAACCTTTAAGACACTTAATAGTAGTGTATCCTTTCTTAAGAGCATCAGAAAAAGGATTATAACCTAAAATACCAAAATTAGGTATAGTAGCATTCTTACCATCATTCAGCGCATTCTTAATACTACTCTCACAAACGGAAACAATAAGATTATCTATAAATAAATCAAGACCGTCATCATTATCATTACAATGAATTTCATTAAGAATATCAGTTCTATTAAAGGTTTCTAAATCATTAATGATTCTATCTTTCTTACGTTCTCTATTGACGTAAGGTCTTCTAGCAACACCCTTCTTACGCTCAATACCAAACGAAAATTCCATATTTAGATTACGTGTTTAACCAAATACAATATCATCAACTTTGTTGTAAGTATAACAACCTCTAATATCAGAAATAGGTACTAGCTTAAATTCAATAACATAACAAGTCTTATCATATCTATCTTTATTTTCACCACTGAATATCTTTTGAATATCAGATTTATTATCTACCAAACGTTCAACACTTTGTACAAAATAACCATAAGAAGTTTTACTAGAATTACGGCAATGAATACCTCTTTCTAAAGAACTCTTATCAATGATAACAACATCTCCTACATTATCAACAAAAGAATTTTCTGTATCTCCAACCTTAGCAAGAATAGGAGTAATACTAATAGAAGCCTCAGCTTTAGCATTCATAAACACTGAAATAGGACTAATTCCAGTTACAATACCAACAAGAGCATAATGTGGAGCAATCTTGATATTATCAGTAATTTGTTTAAGAACATCTTTATTATACTCTGAAACAGAGCCAGGAATAGTAAGAACAACTTCTTGACCGTCTACATTTTGTTTAATAAGGTCTACCATAATTTTATTTGTTAAATGATTAATTGATTAAAAATGAATAGCAACAATACTATCGTTAGTAAGTCTATCCATAAGTTCTACATATTTAGATTCTATACGAATCCATTTTTTATCATTACTATCTTTTATAACAAAACCTTTATCTATAAGTTCATTAAGGGCAATATAATAAACAAAACTACTAACAAAATAAGTTTTTGTATAATCATCTATAAGAAGATGACCAATAGAACTATTACCTCTAGAAGCAATCATAGTTAATAATCTTATAGCATTATCTGTAAGACGATTAAGAAGACCAAGTATAATTAAAAACTTTAATCGTTTATCATTACTATCCACATTAAACTTATTAAGAATAACCTTATTATAATCATCATCATTATACAGTAAAACACTAATAACTTTACTACTATTCGGAGTTATCGTTACATTCATATCTTCTCATATTTGTATGATTTATCCACAACAAATGTAGGCAAAATATCCATACAGCCAAAGAAAAATAATAAAAACTTCACATATTGATGAAGATATAGATAAAGCTAGTAGAAATGATACTAGAAATACCAATGGTGAAATTAGCAATACTCTTAGTAATAACTGCCCAATAAATCAGCAATACTGCGATTGCTCGATATTCGGCAGGGCGAACCAAACAATAACACCTCGTTTTTGCCACCTCAGAAGCTCTCTGTTGCATTCAAATCATCAAGTAGAGTAATTGTAAGGCTAAGGACAAAATAAGCCGTTAGAGGGCAAATATGAAGGAAATTATCTCCTATATGGTGTAGTTTAAGGTAGTATTGTTATTGATTGAGATAGTAACCAATATATTGCTGTTTATGTGTATTGATGATTGATTCTGTTACTCATCCAAAAGGGGATGGTGTTACGTTGGATTGTACAGGGCAATACAGGGCAACATTGGGCAAAAGTGGGTAAATGCTGTTGCTGATGATAATGATGCTATTGATGATGATGAAGATATTGATGGTTCTGATGGTCTTCTTGATACTCGCCCGATACACCCTCGCGATACACACGGACGTTACCTGCACGACACACGCGCGCATTATGCGCAACACACGTACGCTCGTACATACACGCATATACACACGCGCTCACATATACACACGCGCCCGTCTAGCTTATTGCGCTCGCGTAGCGGGCGCGTACACACCTGCCTGCGTAGCTATGTGCGTACGTACGTGTACGTGTATGTGTACGTGTATATGCGCACACGCGTTAGTTGCTAAGAGTATTATATAGTAGGGAACGCTTATATAATGATAATAAAGATATATATCTTTAGATATATAGATTTATTATTATTATATAAGCTATTATCTAGGGCAGGGAAAAGTGTGTTCTTCTCGTAATAGCACTATTACGAGCAAAAACACAATCATCATCATTTTTAATAACACAATCATTACAACTATCATTACTACCATCTTTATTTCTATCTTTATTTAATCTATTACCAACATCCATAACAAAACCTCTATTACTAACCTCTAATTCTTCAACAGCTAGAAGTACGATTATCATAGCTCTTTCCTCTACGGGCAAGCTCACTAACTGGTCGTTGAAAACGACCATTATTAGTTCACTTATCCGCATTATTATCATTATATGTGCGAGTGGAACTCGCACGCTTGCCCGTAGAGGGGTGAATACAATGCACATCTCTATCATCTATTGTTTTATTATCACTAACATTATCATCTATTCTATTACTATATCTATCATTATTACCATTAATATGCGCAGTACTTCGTCTGCGCTCTTGCCCGTAGAGGGACGGCTCAATCATCATCTTCACCAGCATCATTATCTGTATCTCTATCATCATTAGTTTTATTACTATTAGCAACACTATCTTTAGTTATACCATATCGGAGCTTAGTGCTTATGGTTATAAGAATAATGGTAATATGAATGAAGAATGTAGTCCTGCCAATAAGAATGTTGTCCTAAATAATAGTGCTGAAGCTAAACGCGAAAGGCGAGCCAAGGGCGAGCCTTGAGCCCTAGCTAATAAAGCAAATGAATGAGATAATAAAGATAGAAAAGATAATAATAGAGCTAATATAAATAGTAGCTATTGTAGAGATAAAGCTATTAGCTGTGAGCTAATAGATAATGAGAATAGAAGAGAAATAGAAGGTAGAACTATTAGATGAAGAGATGATATAAATAAGAATAAAGGAAATAGAGATAAAGATAATAGTAAGGGAAATAATGTAAGAAGGAATGAAAATAAGATTGAGATATAAAATAAAAGTTATAATGATAGAGAAGATAAGAAGGTTGTTATGAAATATGGAGATAATGAAGAGTCTAATAATAAAGAAGGTTGTTATGATAAAATGATTAAAGATGAAATAAAAGGAGTAATAAGAGTATTAGACAAAAAGTAAAAAGTAATGATAAGGGTGATTATAAAGGAAAAGAATACAATAAAGATAATATGAATGAATATGATTATAAAAAGAATGATGATTAAAAATGTAATGGTAAAATTAGATGTAAGAACGTACACGGGAATAAAAGAGTTGTTGATTGTATGAAGGGAAGTAATAGAAATGATAATAGGTTTAATTATAAAGAGTATGTAAGTGATAATGAAGATGAAAAATAAGGATTATATTAATAATAGTAATAATAGTTATGATTAAGATAAAAGATATTATAAGGGTAATGATAGAAATGATAAAGAGTGAGGTGAATCTGTTTGGTATGCAAGAGAACAAACGGGAATCTTTGTAGTGAAGACCCCTGGGTGTTGATTTACGTTTTGATGTCCCCCGTCAGGTAAATCGAAATGTTCCTCATACAGATAACGCTATGAATCCTGAACTATAAACTATTAAACAACATCGTTATGACAAAGAAACAAGTAACTAACGTGATGGCAGTAGCTGCCATCGTGTTTGCCTTCGCAATCGGTCTCACCATCGGTAAAGCTGGTATGGTTGATACGATAATCAAAGCAGCTGATGCTACTGACTATCGTAACGCATATTACGCTGCGATTGATGCAGCTAATGGCTGGTTCAACTTGCTACTTATCGTAGCATCAGTCGTAGTATTTGCGGTAGCAGGTATCTACAGAGATGAACTGAAGTAGGAACTAGCGATGTTCTCAGTGCAGCTGCCTAGTGTAGTTGTGCTGAGAATATTCTTCTGTTTCCTCATACATATAACGAATAGAATCCTGGCAATAGTGCCACCATAAACCATTAAACAACCACCATTATGAATGAAGAACTCCTTCACACAGGTAACGCAGCTGAAGCAGCTGCAAGTGCTCAATCCGCTAATGACGATGCAGCTATCAAGCTGCACGTTAGCAGAGCCGCTGTCAGGGCTTCCAGTTTGTATCAAGGTATGAGCAACTTCGTGCTCAATACTAAAGAACGTTTTGACGCTTTTGATGCAGATGGTAACAAGGTTCAACGTAATGACCTCTGGGTATATCCCGCTGAGGTTTATAACGTCCTTCGTAATGCCAACGCTGATGAAGACACTAAGTACGTAATCGGAATCGTTCTCACGCTTGCTCGTGAGAAACGTGATGATGCTGTTTGTCGTTTGCTCATTGATGCAGAACTTACAGTAGTTCGTACTTTTGTCGCTCAGGGTGAAATCTACGATGAAAATCGTGAGGCTGCCCAACGTGATATGTATATCACTAAAATCATTGGTGTAAAGCTAGGTGCAATCGGTGCTCGATATTGTCGTACGCTGATGGCTGCGCTCGATGCTTCTGCGGTGAACATCTTCGCTTAATCTGACAATGGTACTACTGGCAATCCAGCCGGTAGTACCGCTGTTGTTGTACGTGTGGTTGTACGTGTGGTTGGACATCCAAATCCTCTTGGATTTCCTCATACAGATACTCACAGAATCCTGCGTATCATTCCTCATACATATACTTATAGAATCTCGCCCAAGCTGCCTATGTCTATCGTTAAGCGTTCATTGATAATACTATTAAGCGTAATAGTATTGCAGCTGAAGCCATCAACCATTTTATCAATCATAAAACATTTACTGTTATGAAAGAAAATAATCTTTCTTTTGATATAACTCCTATTAGTTCTTATAGAAGAACTATTGAGTCTATCAAGACTGTTAATTACCTTAACGGAATTACAGTTTTAACCATTGATAGTGACATTGATTTTATTTCTAATTTTGACAATGTTACTCGTACTAATAAGGTAACGATTACTCTTCAAGAGTTAATCGACTTTATTAATGATAAAGCTAATAGTCTTATCTATGATAAAGCTGAGCTTGATGAAGATGATAAGCGTTTTGTTGGTTTTGTTCATTACACATTTGGTTATTCTTATGACAAATATGTAGAGATTATTGGTGAGATTCTCAATAAAGCTACTATTGTATTTGACATTGTCAATATCAAACGTAATACTGGTTATAGATATAATCAGTATGTTACTGTTATTAAGGATATTCTTCTTGATGAAGATGTTTTTGAACAGATTACTAGTAGGTTTTAAGGTGAGATGTGGTAGATAAAAGTGTTGTTGATAAAAGTGATGGATAAAAAGTAGAATGAGAGGTGGATTTGAGGGTGTTCATAGGGGAAATAGTGGTACTAATCTTGCTATTTTTCCTCCTTCTCCTCCTAATCCTCCTCTCACTACTCCAATGAAATAAGCTCATCTTTTTCATTTCCTCTCTTTTGATTAATACTATAATTAGTATTATTTCTCCTATCATCTCCTCTTTACTCATCTTTATCCGCACTCTCATCTTTACATTTAAGCTAATCTTCGATATTATCTTTAATAGTTTATCTTATTAGCTTATCTCACCACCTCTACACTCATCTTCTTTACTATTAAGCCTTTCTCTTAGCTCATTATAGCTATTATCTTTGATATTATCTTTGATACTATCTTAATCATCTTTTTCAGCTTTACTTTTAACTTCATCTCTACCTTTATGATTAAGAGTTTCTCTTCTCTTTATCATTAGCTCATCTCTTTCATTTCTCGTCTCTTAATCTCTAAGCCTATCGCTCTTACTTCTCTCTTCTATGCTAGTATTGTAGCTATTATCTACATTCTCACTAGTATAATCCTAATCTTTATTTTCACATCTCATCACCATTCAACAACTACTATTATGGATACTACATCAGACACTCCTATTAAACACACTATTCGTGTGTTTCACATAGTTTCTCCTTTCTCTACTGACTATGTAATGGTTAATACCATTAATAAGCCTTTTAACTTTTTCGACTTTATTGTCTATGCTAACATTGCTCTTTTGATAGCTAAATTCGTTCCTATGAATGAAGCTATTGATGATTTTCCTAGTGCTTTTGTTAATCTTATTGATTTTGACAATAAGACTGCAAAGTATGTTAGAGAAGATGATGGTTATAAGCGTAATGCTAGACCTAATAAGGTCTATGGTAAAGAACTTCTTAATGCTATAATTAAGATTGTTCGTAATCATACTAATAAAGATGAAGATGTTATTCGTAATAGATATAAATCTATTACCGATAAATGTATCTTTGATACGTGTATCGTTAAGGATAATGTTCCTCATTTTTATAATAATTCCTATCATACTCTTTATAACTTAGCTATAATGTATCCTTTCTGTACCATAAATGATGTTACAAATGAATGGATTAGTGGAGAACTAAATGATGTTTTTCCTGAGCTTTGTACACCAAAAAGTATGATAGATAAATTGGAATATCTTAATAGAGAATCTAAGAAGATGCTCTTTGAAGATGCTCCTACTACTATTGTAGCTAAAAGTATATAACAAACAAATACTCATCACTATGCAACTGTATTACACTGTTACTATGTATGTTACTAGTAAGATTACTGGTAATGTACACAAGAATGAATTTATTGTTCTTCTTAATCCTGATAACATTCCTGTTATCGAAATTCTTCTTCATTGTGTTTGTGCTAATGAATACGTTAAGTGTTTCATTGAACAAGGTGTAGAAGATTTGAACAAAGGAAAGATTTACAATCTTAGAACCTTTGCTGTAAAACTAAATGTTCTTCTTCAATCAAATGGTTTGTTTACTAGCACTAACTTTCTTTCTATTAGTGAATAGAAGAGAGTTGGTGCTAGCCAACTTAATAAAATAAATAATTATGTTATTAGCAATACACGAATACAGAATTGCAACTAAATCTGCTAAAGAAGATGCAACTAGCAAGTATCTTAAGGATATACCTTGCAATACATATTATGTAGAGGTTAATTCTATGGAGTTTTATCACGAACTTATGGAGTATTTAGAAATAAATTCTCGTATGAGTTTTAATAATGCTCTAGAATTTAACATTACAAACTATAATGTTTATCTTGTTGAATATCTAACTGATACTAGTGTTATAAGCCTTATTAACAAGATAAAAGATGATAATAATCGTCTACTTGATAATCTTAAGGCTAAAGCTGTTCTTACTGATACTAAAACTGAAAAATATAATGTTAATGTCGATGTACCAGTAGAATATAACACTATTGCAGTTAAAAAGGATATAGGTATTATGTATCCTTTCATTCAAACTAAGGTTCATATCTCGGCTACTAAAGGAAATACTAATGAAAAAGGTAATTACACGAATGCTGAAGAAAGCGATTTACCTATGTAAGAATAATAAAAATACTATTCTTCTTGGTTATATTGCTGTGATTGTAACAGCTAATTCTATTGATAATTCTACTATCATTAGAGATGTAGATACTATTAGCTATCAAGTTAATAGTTTAAGTGCTCAACACGATGAGCTTAAAGAAGATATTAGTATTATACAATCTTCTGTTTATGAAATTCTCTCTCCAAGAGAAGTAAATAATCAACAAACAAATACACAAACAAATCCACCTATTTTAGGTAATCAATTTACATTAGATGATGAGTGTACTGACTAGTATGCTCATCATCTCAACTAAATCAATCTTTTAATTAATCATTTAATACTAAGTATTATGGCTACTAACAACTCTCAAAATCTTAACGAAGTAATGAACGTTCAAGAACAAACTCAAACTCACGAAGTGGAAACTACTAATTTCAGTGGTAAGACTACTAAGGATGTAATCGCTAAACTCATTGAAGGCGGTGCTAAGCGTATCAACAATCTTGTGGTTAAAAATGTAAATACCACAGATAATGCTACCTACACTATGGTATCATTTACTATTAATAGCAAAATCCCTGGTTTTGTTAATAATGGTGAGGGTGAATATGTAGAAGGTATGACTAGTGTCATCTACAGCTCTCTCTATGCTATTGTTGGTACTCTTAAAGAGAATCCTGATTTGGCTTGGCTTGCTAATCCTATCCTTAAGAATCCAAAGGCTCTTCCTTTGATTCTTTCTGGTGCTAAACTTTCTGTTGTTCAACATCGTATTAAGGCTGGTGATGCTTATACTAATCCATTTAGTTCTCGTGAAGACCTTACTCCTAATATTTATGACCACGATGTAATCATCAATTATGTTGTAGGTGTTGAACTTTCTCCTGTTGGTAATCGTATGGCAGATAAGTTAGCTGATGCTATTCTTGCTAAGTCTTTTGCTGATACTTTTGCTTAATCTACTAATGCTCAAATCATTTATTATATTGCTTAATGTGATTTGATGCTCTAAACTATCACAAATGATACTAGCTGTTCACTACTTGATAAAATTATTTCTATAATTCTTCGGTCTTGTTGTGAATAGTTAGTATCTTTGTTTTCGATGGTAGTAAGTAATGATGTAAGCCGTATATCTAGATATTGATATAAATACTTGATATTTTAAGCATACTCACGATAATGCTACTGATAATAATAATTCTAATTTTAATCTTAATCATTTAATTCAAAAAGTTATGGCTAAAGAACTTGCAGACCAACTACAAGAATTTATTAACGAAGGTCGAGTTACTGTTGATGAACAAGGTGTTGTTCGTATGAAGAGTTACACACCTCGTGAATCTAAACCTACTAAAGGTGGTAAAAAGTTTAATAAAGGTGTAGACCCCTTTGCTAAGCGTTTCCCTGAACATTATGTTAAAGTAGGTCTTCTTCTACATCATAATCGTGAGCTTACTCGTCTTGCATCTCTCGCTATTATCAAAATTCTTAAAGAACGTGGAGATATTGCTGGAGATAGTTGCTTTGTTCACTTTAAATATGATAAGATTACTGTTCGTTATGATAGTCTTATTCGTGAATATAGTTATTCTGAAGAGTTTATTATTACATCTCTTCTAGCAACTCTTGAAGTGTTCAAAGAGAATGCTGAACATACTATTAACAATCTTACTCGTAAGTTGTTTAGTAAGGCAGCTAAAGATGTATGCGATTCTGATAATTATGCTAATGCTTACAATTATCTTAAAGAACATTCTGAAGAATGTCGTAAGCGTGAAGCTGAAGAAGGTATTACTTATCGTGAAGAATAAGTAGTAAATTTACAAATATAAGTAGCTTGCCCGTAGAGGGATGTGATAGATGTTATGCTCTTTATGAGCTTGCTACTTATTTGTTTCTTTTTATCCCTCACAGAATGAAACAAGAAGATGTTCCTATTATGGAATTTAATAGTAAACTTTTTCACACTGATTATGATGATTATTGCGATGAAGTTGCTAAGCGTATTCAATCCCTTTCCGATAGGGATGAAGAAATGGAAAACAAATTCGGAATAAATTAATCAATAAAACAATTACTATTATGGATAAAGAAATTTATGAAAAAGAACTTGATATGATTAATAGTCTTGTAGGGGATACAGTTGGTGCTATTATTACTAATATGGTTAGTAGTAGAACAGTTATCGTTGTTAATGACGATGATAAAGATATTACTGAACGTTTTAAGATTAGCTATATGTTCTTCTTTATACAACTTGCTGAGATTGTTGCTAAAGATATGAAGGATGTAGAATCTGGAGCTCAACTGTATAGTATTCTTACTAATAAAATCCTTACATCTATTAAAAGTCTTGGTGGTCATATTAGTAATGCCGCAGATAATATACTTAATCTTTCTGCTGAAGAACTTAATGCTTTAGCAGAAAACATCAAAGATGTTAAGCATAAAATGAATAATGAAAGTAACGATAAAGATAAAGATAAAGATGAAAATGACAATGACGCTTTAGAAGATTTAGATGATAGTTCTTTCGATAAAGTGTATAAAGCCATTTTTAACTTTCTCGTAAATAAATAAAGTAGTAATACTTTAAGGAGTAATGGTTGTAGATTTAATCTATGTGAGTTCGATTCTCACGCTCCTACACATCTAATAGTAATTAGTTGTTTTATGGTTGATAGTCGTAGCAATGATTCTAGTGCTAGAAATAGTACTTGAATTGTTGCTACTTTTTATTTCATCCATAACAGCTGTTATCCACTTTAGACCCTATTTTGACCCTCTGTTGCCCTGCAAATAACCTGCTGGAACAATCCCCCATTGATGGGGAAAACGTGCAGCACATCGCAAGTTTGACGGCATAGCGAGCAAGTATCGAATATGTTATCTGCTCCGCAAACCGAATATCGACAATCTATACTATATAGTATAGTTATGATATATAACAATCTTAATCAATTTATTCATTAACCCAAACAAATTAAATGTAAAGTATTATGGCTAGAAAGAAACGTAATTACGATGAAGTTTATGCTACTCGTTCCCTCCTTGTTAAAACTGGAGTTAGCATTGACCCAGTTAATAAAGTAGTATGTGTTGGAGCTAATGCTGAACTCGGTATTCGTTCATTAGGCAAATTAGATTATCTTATTCATTATTGTGGATATGTTCGTGTTAATACAAGTTCATCTTCTAATAAGCCTAAGATTACCAATGCTGCTGTTACTTATGCTAATGCTTATAGAGATGCTAAGGCAGATAAGAAATTAGGTAAGTTAAAACATTAAGATTAAGACAAATGCCAACATTCGATTTTAGTAAGAAAACTGTATCTCGTTCCTCTACAGGCAAGCTACGTGGTTCTACTGATAATCGAAATACTTATAAAATAGTAAAGAAAGACGTATTAGGTGTAGTGGGAATTACACTTGATTCGTCTTTCTTTGTTATATATGAAGATACTAAATATCCTATTGCTAGAATTAGTTATAAATGTGGTAAGCGTAAAACTGTTTATTCTAGATTTCTAGATGATAACAAAAAGCGTATTAAATACATTAGAGAATTGGATAGAAGATTTGATAATATAATTCATTATCTTCCTTTTGCTCCTGGTGTAATAGTTAAGGGTAATCTAGTTATAGATAATCTTCTCAATAAATTAGTATTTCGTATTAAAAAGGTTGATGTCGATTGGGATAATAAGGAAGCTACTAAGCAATTAGAGTTTTTCCGACAGTTTTATAATACAATAATAAATAACTACAAAATGAGATTATACGATGTATGATTTTAATAATAACAAAGTACCTGTTAAATTAGAAAATAAGGATAGATTTAATTTCACTGAAGACCAAAGTGCAGCTATTAGAGGTATTATTAGTTTTATTGATAGTGATTTTGACCCTAATAGGCATATGATTGGACTTATTGGAGCTGGTGGTGTTGGTAAAACTTTTGTTACTAACTATATCATCACTCATTCTAAATATAGTCCTAGTATGATTTGCTGTACTAGTACAACACATAAAGCGTGTAGAGTTTTTAGTGAAGCTATTCATAATAGACAAGTATTTACTATTCAGAGTACCTTTTGGGTTAAGACTTAATCTTAATCTTGCAGATTTTAATCCTAAAGACCCTCAGTTTGACCCTATGGCTACACCTAAGTTAGATAATGTAGCTGTACTTATTATAGATGAGGCAAGTATGCTTAATGCTGCACTTGTTACTTATATTTATAATACTACTAAAAACAAGAATATCAAAGTAATTATGATTGGAGATGATAAGCAATTATCTCCCGTTAATGAAAAGAAATCTATTGCTTTTAGTAGGTGTTTTCAGTGTTTTACTCTTACTACTATTGTAAGACAAGATGGCAATAATCCTATAAGAGAAATTCTAGATGTTATTAGACAAGATATTGCTAATAGAACATTTAAGTTTCTTGAATATGTTGCTAAAAACATTGATATTGAGAAATATAATGAAGATGGTAATGGTTTTGCCATATATAGAAAAGATAGATTTATAGATACTATTAAAGAAAAGTTCAATGATGTTGAATATACGAAGAACATTGATATGTATCGTATTATTGCTTATACTAATTCTAAAGTGTCTGCTTGGAATACTTTTGTTCGTAATAACATAGTTCTTAACGCTGATAAAAACATTATTACTAAGAATGATTTGTTTATGTGTTATGAAACAATCGTTGATGATTTTACTGATGTTGTTATGAACAATAGTGAAGAATATATTATTCACGATATTGTAAACTATGTAGATACTAATTATAACTTTAAGGGTTTTCTTGTTAAGTTTCAAAAAGTACACGGTGGTCAAATTACTAGTCCTGTATTTATTATTGACCATCGTGACCCTTACACTATTCAAATGTATCATAAAGTTATTAGTGGTCTTATTGATTCCGCTAAAAAAGCTACTGGTGGTACTCGTAGTGCTAAATGGTCTGCGTATTATAAATTCAAAAGAAAATACCTTCTTGCTACAAATGTAGTTAGTAGAGCAAACACTATTATTTATTCTAGAGATTTAGATTATGGTTTTGCTATTACTTCTCATAGAAGTCAAGGAAGTACTTATGATAATGTGTTTGTTGATTTAACTGATATTGTTTATGATAAAAATGGTAATCTTTATGGAGATATTGATGATATGCTTCGTAGAATTTATGTAGCTTGTAGTAGAGCTAGGAAAAACTTAGTAATTTGTTATGGCTAAATTTCCAAATAAACTGAATCCTATTATAAATGCTATTAAGAGTAACAATCATAATCTTATTATTGTATGCGCTCTTAATAAATATGTAAAAGGTATTATTGAGAATTATGTTCGTAAGTATTGTATAGCTACCGATAATATCGAAACAATAGCCGATATTAGAATTATTACTTATAACAATACGGAAAAGAATAATGTAGATTTTATATTTAATAGATTGAGTAATTCTATTAAAGATACTACTCAGGAAATTAGATATAAAGTTTCATATACTTACGGTAAACTATTTCTTTATCAAAAGATTGAAAATCTCATAGATTCTTTTATGGTTGAAAAGCATTTAACTAACAGAGAAGTAAAACACGTTTTATTACTATTTTAATTATGAGTAAAAGTATATATCCAGAAGTAGACTTGGTGGTAAATAGATTGCGTAATAAGAATAATAGTATTATTATTGTTACACACAAAAGTCTATTGCCTAAAGTAAAGATAAATAAAGTAATTAAAGAGGCTTTTGGTAAAAACACTATGGAAGTGTTAGCTACATTTACTCAGGAATTTAAGAGTATTTATAGATATGATGGTAAAGAAATAGCTGATGATGTTATAAAGGCTTGTGATGAAGTTAATTACGAAGATTATGAGCTTTATGTTGTTGATTCTAAAAATGAAGAAATAAACTTGCATATTATAGGTGTTATTGATAAATATTTTGTTGATAATACTCTATATAATAGTAAAATAAAAAGAGTACTAGTAATTTTATAAATATGATACTGACTAAAGCATACGACGTTGAAATACTTCCTAATTTCTTTTCTATTGTTATTGTAGATTTGAATGACTATCTTAAGGTGTTTGCTGATTGTCACGATGGAAGTAGTAAACAAAGACCTATACCTCTAACTGCTAAATATACTGTTGAAGAAATTAAGCGTAAACTAGATAAAGTAGAGAAGAAGAAATTCTGGATTAGTGATACTGATGATTCTCAACTTTTACCTATGCTAGGATATATTAGTGATATGCGACCTTATAAAAATGATAAAGGTATTGCTATTAGAACTGATATGTTTGGATATAATAGTAATAAGTATGATAGACTTATGGTTGCTGGTCTTCTTATGTTTGCTGGTCAGTCTGATACTACTAAAGAACTTATTACTAAATTATATGAGCTTAGTAAGAAAATAATTAGTCTTCAAGATGATAAAGAGAATTATAGAAAAGATTATCTTATAAGTCTTCTAAATAAGTTCAATATGCCATATATTGATATTGATGTTATGTCTATATTTGCTCTTAATAAAGTAGGTAAAGGTGTAGATAAAAAGACTGGGGAAACTATCTACTTTCCTAAAAGTCTTAAACAGACATCTATTAATTTACAATGGTATGAACTTCTAGAACACGAACTTCCTGATATTGGAGAAGATGATATTCATTATTATCATAAAATAGATAGATATAAAGGTATTAATGCTGATGGGTTGAATAAACTTATTGATAAGTGGGATAGATATATGCTTCCTAAATGGATTGATGATGTTATGAAATATAATACTAATGACGTATATATTGTTTGTGAAATGGTTCGTCTATATTTAGATGAAATACGTCTTAGATATAACATTACTAAGTCTTATGGTGTAGATGTTCTAAGTAGTAGTCGTAGTAAAATTGCTGATAAACTATTTGAGAAATTTTACTCTGAATTTAGTAATCTACCACCAGAAGCGTGGAGAGGTCGTAAAACAGAAAGAACACAGATGGCGTTCCGAAAGATAATCTTTCCCGAAATCAAGTTTAAGACACAACAAATGCAAGAGTTCTTAGAGGAGATTAAAAAAGTTGTTGTTACAGGTATTGGTAAGAGTGCTTTTCTTAAAGAAATTACTATTAACAAACTTGTTTATACAATGGCTACTGGTGGTATTCATAGTCAAGATATTCCTAGAGAGCTAAAAAGTAAGATTAAGGATGCTCCTCCCTCTACGGGCAAGCTAACAGCGTCCCATAGTATATGGGACAGTATTACAGATGATAGTTACATATATGTTCACGCAGATGTAGCTTCATTTTATCCTAGTCTTATTGTTGAGTATGGAATAGCTCCTGCACATATAGATAGAAGTGTATTTGTACGATTGGTAAAATGGTTAAGAGATACGCGTGTTGCAGCTAAACATAGTAAAGAAGATTATATAGATGGTATTCCTAAAGATTTATTAGCCCAAGTTCTTAAGATTGTTATTAATTCAATCTATGGTAAACTTGGTTATGAATATGGGGATATTTGTGATAAAATGGCTGTATTAAAAGTAACAATAAATGGACAGTTGTTTCTACTTATGTTATGTGAAGAGTTAGAGATGAATGGTCTAGAAGTTGTTAGTGCTAATACAGATGGTATTGTTGTTAAAGTAAAAAAGGATAAAAAAGGTATTTATGATGAAATAGTAAAGAAGTGGCAAGAATATACTCGATTAGGATTAGATAGTGAAGAATATAAGTGCTATATAAATAGAGATATTAATAACTATGTAGTTCAAGAACTTAATGATAAAGTTACCTATAAAGGTGTTATGAATCCATATATGTTTATGGCTGACCTTAGTAAAGGTTATGATATGCCTATTGTAGCAAAAGCTGTATCTAATTATTTTCTTGAAAATAAACCTATATTAGAAACATTGTATCAATGTGATAATATCTTGGACTTTTGTAAAACTCAAAATGTTGGTAGACAATATCATATTGAATTTACAGATGCTAAAGGTACTATTAAATAG